CAAACTTATCCTAATTATTCTGATTACTATTATGATAGTCAAATAGGAGCTGCACAAAATTTATCAAATGGAGATGTTTTATATACAGATACAGCATTAACAACAACGCTTTCTGCAGATACATATTATCAAGACTCATCAAATGCAAGTACAACATATTGTTCAACAAGTGGAGGATATTTGACGAGTATAACAGTAAATTCATCAGGAGTTATAACAAACATATTCTGTGCACAACCTTAAAATTATGATAAAAAATATATTAGAGTTACTAAAGATCGTAGACGGAGAAACAGAAACAATTAGAATTGCACAAGGCAAATATAAATTAGCTGAAACCTTTAAAGAAGGCTACAAACAAATTAAAAAAGAAATAAAATGGGTCAGAAATTACAAATAGAATTAGAAGTTGACAATAAAGGTGCTATCAAAAGTATAAAATCACTAAACGATAGTGTAGTAAACTTAAACGATACACTAGACGATACATCTAAAAATACTTCTAAATTAAAAAAAGGTTTAACTGCTGTTGGTCAAGCAGGTAAGAAAGTTGGTAAAGGTGGCTTAAAGGCAGTTGCTTTTGGATTAAAAGGAATTGGTAAAGCCTATAAAGCAGCAGGTATTGGATTAATTGTTTCTGCATTTGGTTTATTGTTTGCAGCCTTTAAGGAAAATCAAGCAGTTGTAGACAAGTTTAATGTAGTAATGCAAACTATAGCAAGTGTTGGTAAACAAGTTGGAGATGTTATAGCAGGTGTATATGAAAATGTTTCTAAATCAACAGAAAACTTTGATGCTCTTGGTAAAGTTGCAAAAGGTGTTCTTGATATTGCGTTAGTTCCCCTTCGTGTTACGTTTCAAACAATAAAAGCTGCAATAATAGGTGCACAACTTGCTTGGGAACAATCTTGGCTTGGAGGTAATGACGATGCAAGAATTGCAGAATTAAAATCACAATTAGACGAAGTAGGTCAAGAATTTATAAACATAAAAGATGATGTTGTTGATGCATCAAGTTCAATAGCAAATAATTTTACAGAAGCTGTTGCAGAAACTACAAGTATAGCTGGTCAAGTTATTGAAGGTGTAAAAGAAATTAGTGTAAAAGCAGCATATGAAAATGCAGAGGCAAATGTACAATTAAAAAAATCTGCAGATATTGCAAGAGCTGCTAATCAAGGTTTAATTGAAGATTATGATAGACAAGCAGAACAACAAAGACAAATTAGAGATAATGATCTAATAAATATTGAAGATAGAATAAAAGCAAACGATTTACTAAAGCAAAAACTTGAGGAGCAAGAAAAATTAATGCTTGAAAATGTCAAGGCTATACAAGATGCAGCACAAGCACAATTTGATTTGACGGGTAAAGATGAAGATTATATAGCTTTATTAGAAGCTAAAAATGAAGTTAAGGCAGTAGAAGCACAAATTGAAGGCTTTATGTCAGAACAAGAATCTAATCGTGTGGCATTACAAAAAGAAAAAATTGAATTAGCTCAATCGGAAACAGATGCAGTTGCAGAAAGACAAATAGCTGAAAGAGATTTTAATGCTGAAATGATGGAGAATGATGTGTTAAGATTACAAGCACAACAATCTAATGCAATTATAGAAAAAGAACTAGAAGAAAAAAGATTAAAAGAAAAAAGAGATTCATATCAAGCAGGTACTCAAGCATTTCAAGATGCTCAAAATGAATTAGATGCTTATTCAGAAGAAAGCGCAAGAAATCAAGTTAAAATACAAAAAGATTTAGATAAAGCTAAAGAAGCACAAATGACTGAAACTTTAGGAAATCTTGCAACTATTGTAGGTAAAAACTCGAAGTTTGGTAAAGCTATAGCAATAGTACAGGCTATTAGAGATACTTATGCAGGTGCAACAAAGGCATTAGCTCAAGGAGGTATATTTGGATTTATTGGTGCAGCAGCAGTTACTGCAGCAGGTATTGCAAACATAAAAACAATAACATCAACACCAGACCCAACACCACCAGCAGGAGCATCAGTAGGTGGAGGTTCGCCTGTTCCACCAACACCAGCAACACCACCTGCATTTAATGTAGTGGGTCAAGGAGCAACAAGTCAATTAGCAGATGTATTAGGAACACAAGCACAAGAACCAGTTAGAGCATACGTTGTAAGTAATGATGTAACGACTGCACAAGGGCTTGAAAGAAATATTGTTGAAGGAGCTACTATATAAATGCAAAATTTTTAATCAATAACGTTATATAAAATATGAAGATAGTCGAATTAATACTTGACGAAAATCAAGATGCTTCTGGAATTGAAGCAATATCCATAGTTGAAAATCCTGCCATAGAAGAAGATTTTGTTGCTTTAAAAAGCGATGAAATAAAACTTGCAGAAATAGATAAAGAAAAAAAAATATTAATGGGAGCTTTGTTAATACCAAACAAGCCTATATATCGAAATAATGGAGAAGATGAATATTATATATACTTCTCTAAAGATACGGTATTGAAAGCATCCCAAATGTATTTGACAAAAGGTAACCAAAACAATTCAACATTAGAACACCAGCATTCATTAAGTGGTTTAAGTTTAGTAGAATCTTGGCTTGTTGAAGATGAAGTACACGACAAGTCCAGAAAGTATGGTATGAATGTACCTGTAGGTACTTGGATGGGAGCTGTAAAAGTTAACAATGATGAAGTCTGGAATGACTATGTAAAAACAGGAAAAGTAAAAGGATTCTCTATAGAGGGTTACTTTGCAGATAAAATGGAACGTCCTAAAGATTCTGTTGGTTTATCAGAAGATAAAGAAGCTGACGATCTATTACAAAAAATAAAAGATATTTTAACTAATGCCTAAAAAACAATTTTTTCCAAGTTATTCAAGTCCTAAAGGTTCAAGACGTGCTTGTTTATGTAAAGACAAAAATACTTATTCAAGAAAATGTTGTGATGGCTCTTTATGGGCTCAAGGCATAGGAGTTATATCAAGAACAATTTGAAAATGCAAAAAAATTAATTAACCACGTTATATATATAATTATGAAATCAACTGAAATGTTAAACCAAATCAAGACCCTTCTAAACATAGAAGTTAAACTTGAAGAACAAAAACTTGAAAACGGTACTCGTGTAGAAGCAGAGTCGTTTGAAAAAGGTAAAGAGATATTCATTCTTACAGATGACGAAAAAGTTGCTATGCCAGTAGGCGAATACCTACTTGAAGATGGTAGACTTGTAGTCGTTGCAGAAGAAGGAATTATTGATGACGTTAGAGAAGTATCTGACGAAGTTCCACAAAAGGAAGAAGAATCCAAAGATGAAACAGAAGATTTAGGGTACAAAGAAGAAGAAATGGATGAAGAAGCTGATGTACAAGACTGGGAAGGTATGGAAAAAAGAATTAAAAATCTTGAAGATGCTATTGCTGATCTTAAATCTAAAGTAGGAGAAAAAAATATGGAAGAAGAAGAAGTTGAAATGGAAGAAGAAGTTTCAAGACAACCTAAATCCAGAACAGTTAAAGAAGAATTTAACGAAGAAGTAAACGAGCAAGTAAAGGAAGAATTATCACAACCTGCTGCTGCTCCAATTAAACATAATCCTGAATCAGGAAATACAAAAAAAGAACATTTTAGAATTTCGCCAAATAGAAAGCCTTCTACAATGGACTATATATTAAATCAATTAAATAAATAAAAATAAATAATTATGCCACAACCAACTATTACTACTACTTATGCTGGAGAATTTGCAGGTAAGTACATTGCTGCTGCTCTTTTGAGTGGTAACACATTAAGTCAGGGTGCTATCGAAATTAAGCCTAACATTAAGTTCAAAGAAGTTATGAAAAAAGTTGTTACTTCTGGTTTAATTACTGATGACTCTTGTGACTTCACATCTGCTGGAACTGTAACACTTACAGAAAGAATTATCCAGCCAGAACAATTTCAAGTAAACCTTGAATTATGTAAAACTCCATTTGAATCAGACTGGGGAGCTGTATCTATGGGCTATTCTGCTTTTGATAACCTACCTCCTGATTTTTCAAGTTTCTTAATTGCTCACGTTGCAGAACAAGTATCTGCTTCAACAGAAAACAATATCTGGCAAGGAAATCTTGGAGGCGCACAAGCTGGAGAATTTGATGGATTCACAACTTTAGCTGCTGCTGACGGAGATGTTATTGACGTTGCTGCTGTAGGTGGTGGTGTTAATTCTGGTAACGTAGTTGCTGAATTAGGTAAAATTGTTGATGCAATTCCATCTACATTATATGGTAAAGACGATTTACACATCTACGTTTCACAAAACATTGCTAAAGCATATGTAAGAGCTTTAGGTGGATATGCTGCTATTACAGATGCACAAGGTGGAGGTGTAGCAAATGGTATCGACAATAAAGGTACATTATGGTATGGAGGTAGTGAAAACCTTTCTATCGATGGTGTGAAAATCTTTGTTGCTAATGGTTTACCAAACAACTATGCAATGGCTGCTCAAAGAAGTAACCTATACTTTGGAACTGGACTAATGTCTGACTACAATCTTGTAAAATTGATTGATATGGCTGACATTGATGGTTCTAAAAACGTTAGAGTTATTATGAGATTTACTGCTGGAGTACAGTACGGAATAGGAAGCGAGATTGTTCTTTATTCTTAATAAATTAAATTAACCAAAAATAAGGGTAGGTGGGGATAACCTACTTGCCCTTTTTTTATAAAATAAAATATAAACTATGGCTTGTACATTAAACACAGGGAGAAAGTTACCTTGTAAAAGTGCCTTCGGTGGCATAAAAACAGTTTGGTTTGGAGACTTCGGAGGTATTACTGGTGTAACTGTAGATTCTTCTACAAAACAAGTAACAACTATTTCAGGGTCACAACCAGACTGGTATCAATATGATGTAAAAGGAAATTCTTCACTTGAAACAACTGTAACAAGTTCAAGAGAAAATGGTACTACTTTTTACACACAAACCTTAAATCTAACACTAACATTTCTTGATGCTAAAACACAAGCTGAATTACAAGAGATTGCTAAAGCAAGACCATATGTTTGTGTAGAAGATTATTACGGAAACCAATTCTTATGTGGACTTGAAAATGGAATGGAATTTGTTTCAGGAACTGTAGTTTCTGGAGCTGCTGCAGGAGATTTATCAGGATTTACTTTAGTTATGGAAGGACAGGAAGAATTAGCTCCTTACTTTTTAGATTCAGGATTGATTACTGCTGATGCTACTCAAATAGTACCTAACTAATATTTATTGATATTAAAAATTAAGCATCCTTTGGGGTGCTTTTTTTTTGCCTTAACATTTTCACAAAATAACTTATTTATTACGTTATATATAAAATGATTGTATTAAAGACCACTACTTCGGCTCAAAACTTTAAAGTTATCCCAAGAGTATATGGGAATGAGTTTACTTTATCAATAAGAGACGATAGTACAAATAACATACAAACATATCAGGTAACTAATGCCACAACATCTGGTAATTATTTAACGTTTAATCAAGCATTTAGTCCTGTTTTAGTTGAAGGTCATTTTTACGATTTAGAATTATATACAGACCCAAATTTTTGGAATACTAATTATTTTTTATGGGAATTATATAATGAATTTTGGAATGTAGATACAACAAACATTGTAGATATATTTAAAGACAAGATTTTCTGTACAGACCAAGAAATAGATCAAATGGATAATTTATACTATAACATTAATCAAGGTCAATACATAACAGACAATTCTTATAATAATGATTACATTGTAATATGAAAAATAGAAAAAGAAATAGTTTAGGTCAATTTGTTAAAGAATCTAAATCCGAAATTAGTTTTGTTAATTTAAGCACCTATACAAGTCCAGAAGTGACAGAAGTTCCAAACCAAGAATGGGTAGGTTATGGAGAAGATAACAATTACTTTCAATTTTTAATAGACAGATACAATGGAAGTCCTACAAACAATGCCTGTATTAATGGTATAAGTCAACAAATTTATGGTAAAGGTTTAGGAGCTACTGACTCTAACAAAAAACCAGAACAGTATGCAGAAATGATTACACTATTTAAAAAAGATATTGTAAGAAAACTATGTTATGATCTAAAATTAATGGGTCAATGTGCTATGCAAGTAATTTACTCTAAAGACAGAACTAAAATTGCACAAATAGAGCATATGCCTATTGAAACATTAAGGGCAGAAAAATGTAATGAAGATGGAGATATACCAGCATACTATTATTTTAAAGATTGGTCAAAATTAAAACCAAGTGATAAGCCATTAAGAATACCAGCTTATGGAATGTCAAAAGAAAACATTGAAATATATTACATAAAACCTTATAAATCAGGCTTTTACTACTATGCACCTGTAGATTATCAAGGTGGCATACAGTATGCAGAGCTTGAGGAGGAGATCAGTAACTATCATTTAAACAATATAATGAATGGTTTAAGTCCTTCTATGCTTATAAATTTTAATAATGGTACGCCTAATCCACAAGAAAGAGAACTAATAGAACAACGTATTGCACAAAAATTTAGTGGAACAAGTAATGCAGGTAAATTTATATTATCATTTAACGACAATAAAGAAGCACAAGCAGAAATAACACCTGTACAATTATCTGATGCACACAATCAATACCAATTTTTATCAGACGAATCACAAAGTAAAGTATTAGTAGCTCATAGGGTAGTAAGCCCTATGCTTTTAGGTATAAAAGACAATACAGGTCTTGGAAACAATGCAGATGAAATAAAAACTGCATCCTTGCTTATGGATAACACCGTTATAAGACCATTTCAGGAGCTTTTAATAGATTGCTTTGACCACATACTCGCTTACAATAATATTGCTTTAAACCTATACTTTATTACGTTACAGCCACTAGAATTTACTGATGTTGATAGAAGCGTACAAACAGATGAAGAAATAGAAGAAGAAACTGGAATTAAAATGTCTACTGATTTAAAAGAAATAGACGGATTTGAGGTTTACGAAACTAAAGAAGAAGCAGAAGAACAAGCTGAAAAAATGGGATGTACTGGTCATCACGAACACATAGAAGGAGATAAGGTTTGGTATATGCCTTGTGAATCACACGATGAAATAGATTTAAAAAAACCTTGTCAGGCTGGATATGAACAATATGGAATGAAAGTTAAGAATGGTAGATTAGTACCTAATTGTATTCCAATAAAAATGTCAAGCGAACTTGGAGAAGTTATTTTAGAAAATTTAAAAGGCGAAGTAATAAATGATGAATGGGAACTTGTAGATGAATTGCAAGAAGGTTCTGAAATTAGTGACGAGGACTGGGCTAACATTTGTATTTCTGAAAAAAAGAGTTTATTCCAACAATTAAAAGATGAAATTACTGCTAAACCAGATGGCTTTAGTTATTTAGATTCTAAAAACTATAAAATTAGATATAAGTATGTAGTAGGTTCTAAAAAACCAAGTAATTCAACAAGAGATTTTTGTGAAAATATGATGCGTTTATCTAAATCAGGCATTGTATATAGATTAGAAGATATTGACAAAGCAACAAGAGAGGGAGTTAACAAAGAATTAGGACATAAAGGTAGACCATACGATTTATTCAAATTTAAAGGTGGAATTTATTGTAGACATAAATGGATGCGACAATTATATCGTTTAAAGAAAAACACAAAACCTTCTAAAGATTTAAGTGATTACAAAAAAACAAGAACGATACCTAAAACTTATATTAAAAATCCAAGAGGAACTAAACAATCACAAATAGCACCAGTTAATATGCCTAATCAAGGAGCATACCCAAAATAGAAAATTATGGCAACAGCATTATTTATAAAAAGAACCGATTTAGTTAGAAATTCCATAATAGATGGCAACGTAGATACTGATAAGTTTATACAGTTTATTAAGATAGCTCAAGAAATAGATATACAAAACTATACAGGTACAGACTTATACAATAAAATATCTACATTAATTGCTAATGGAGAAATTGATGACGTAGCTAATGCTAAATATAAAACATTACTTAACACATATTTACAGCCAATGTTAATATGGGCAGCTCAAGTATATTATATTCCATTTGCGAGTTATGCTATAAAAAATGGAGGTGTATTTAAACATAGATCAGAAACAAGCGAAACAGTAAGTAAGAACGAAGTAGATTATTTAGTAGACAAAGCTCGTGAATTTATGGAATATTATTCGAGACGTTTTATTGATTTTATGTCATTTAATCAATCAGATTATCCTGAATACACAAGTAACACAAATGACGACATTTATCCTGACTATGATGCATTATTTAATGGCTGGGTATTATGAGATATAAACCAAAACAAAAAAATATAGAAAAACTGAAAACGTTTTTAAAGAAACAAGAAATAAAAAATAAAAAATATGGCAAGTCTATTTAACACAAGAATATCAGATACTTATTCAGGTTTAATCAAAACTATTGATAATGCTG